GCGGTTGTATCACCGAGAACGGCATCAAGAGTTAGTGGAACTTCTGCCCATTCGGGTTCATGATCAGAATTAAGTCTAAGAAATTTACCGTCATCGGTCACACCGCTACCGGGATTTAGTTTTCCAAGTGAAGAAGTTCCTCCGTCAAGTTTACCATAAAGTATTGTACCGTCTACGTATTCTGTCTGACCCGTACCACCACTGGGTACAGCAATTGCTCCACTTGCAAATTGATTTGTTGGAATACCCGTTAACCCCGTACCCGGACCATCAAATTGTGTACTCGCGGTTATAGTACTACCCGCTATTGTATTCGAACCCGCAATTGTACCGTATATTGCACTATCGGTATTGTTTCTCACAAATATATTACCTCCAACATCGACGTTACTGGATGTATAAATACTCGTAAGTGGGTTCGTAAACTGAACAGTGTTTGAGGTTACGTTACCTTGGTTTACTATATTTTCAACCGTAAGGTTTGAGAGGTAATACGAATCACCCCGATAGTTTTGTGCATTTACGTTACCGACGGTATCTAATGCGTATATTGAGTCTGTTGGTACATTTAATTGAACTTGACCTTCATTACCAATACTTATAGCATGCGCGGGTGCGGTGTTCGCTACACCTATTGCCGACGAAGTGAGAGTACTTGTATGTATTGTACCCGAAACCTGAATTTTATTAGTTACATTTTCATCTATATTAACAGAAGACCCCGTTGTAAATTTAGTAGCTCGAGCTGTACCTTCAACACGAAGCGCGTTGGTATCACCCGTTGGTCCACACATGAAAACTTTATCCTTTACCGATAAGGCATGTATTGGTGCACTATTTGCGACACCAATATTAGAGCTTGTTACGAAAGATGTTATAGCATTACTAAACTGAACTGTATTTGAAGTTACATTACCTCTATCCGTCGAAGATTGTAAAGTGACACCACCTAAAAGGGTTGTAGGAACACTCGAATCAACAATTTCCTTTGTAGTCGACGAGTAACCTACAAGGTTAGAACCTGCTAATTCAGCAACGCGGAGCGGTGCCATATAAATCGAATTCGAATTCGTGACATCAATTGCAGTATCTGACGCATTAAAAACAACTGTGTTTTCAGCCTGATTTTCAGAAACGTGTTTACCAAACCGGATTTTGGTAGACCGTTCGATGGTAGGTATGTTTTTAACCATATTAATATAAGTATGTATTTTAATTTGCATAGATGAGACCGGCTAAACCATTTTCAATTCTGAGAATGTTATAGTTAACTGCATATATAGGATCGGATATATTTCGGGCTTGGCTATGTATCTTTGCTGAATCTAAACGACTAAAATTAAGCGTTCCTGTAGGCTGGAGAGAACTTGTTGATAAACAAAAAGAACATAAAAAGAAATCGGGTGACGTTACGAATTGTGTGTGGTAATAGTTTTGTACCTCCATAAAGTGTGGTTTTCCCCATCTAAAATTACCGATATCGAGACCATTAATTTCAATTTTAACCTTATTATCGGCGGATGTCAATGCACCGTTAACTGATGTATCCGAACACGCGAGGTATTTGACTGGGTGATTAAACGTAAGTTCTTGTGTAAGTTCCTGGGACGGTATACTTTTTTGAACTTGTGTGATGAGAATATCATGGTTTCGAGAAACAATATTCCCACGTTCCTCGTTATCGAGGTAATAGTAATTCGAATAACACTCGAAGTTATACGCCCCTGCTTGTGATCCCCAGTGAATACGCAATTCAACTTCATGATATTGTAAAGCAACTATTGGTAAAGCACACTGTGGACCTTCACAAAAGAAAAACCTTAAAGGGTAAAAGTATGAACGTGCACTCACACCCGGATGTGTTCCATTAGAACTCTTTGAAACGTTTGTTGCGAATGTATCTATGGCTATTTTTTCTGTAAAGACTGCATCTTGTGTATCCACGACTTGACCACCGATAAGTAATTCGACCTTATCTATGAGTTCACTCCAATCTTGGTAATCGAGTGCTTTTGTATTATCGTCTATAGTAAAATATGTGTATCCTAACAAATCACCTGAACGTGGGAATTTTATGGATGACATTGAATTGTTTTTCACAGCTCCCTGTATCGTTTGCTTTTCGACGGATTGTGAAAAATTAGAGTGTCGCTTAAACGTTGAGTTAAAGAATGATATTTCCGGTTTACCCATTATATGTTCGTCTTGAGCACCAATGGCAATGAGTTGAACAATACCGGAAGACATTTATATTAATAAGAGGTTAAAATTATAGGTACGTAACGCCCTGAAATAATTAATAAGGCATGTTCCTTTTTTTGCAAACGAATTTAAAAACGAAAATGGCATCTCCACACACAAGCGTATCACCCGCTTGGTCGTCTAAGTTAAAAGTTACTCTATCGAGTTTTCTGATTGGGTTATAATATTGTTGAATAATTGGATACTCGTTTCTAAAGAACACAGCTGTTTGATTGGAGGCGGAACCATGTTTTTCATGTTGACACAAGATCGTTCCAAAAATACCGTTAAGGTGGTTATCGGCATCATCGAGATCTTTTTTCCCGCGTTGCGTGAAATGATTTTTAAGTTCCTCTATACCGATGTGTACACACCTCGTGGCATTATCGGTTATGTTAATACTCGCGGTGAGTAATTGTACCTGAACAATATTTTCGAGTGGTGTTGGTAAAAAAAGTGTAAAATCTGTATCACTCGTTGGATCCAGATTATCAAGTATAACAGTGTGATGTTCGTATTCGAAATCGGGTAAATTGGACTGACTGGTCACTAACGCCATTTATATATACTGGAGATTTTACTTCATCTTATAACTCGATTGTGCGACAACCAATTTTTGGCCACCACAAACACCGCCTCGACTGTCGGAGTAATATTCACCGAGACACTCTTCCTTGGACTCGAGATTGAAGAGCGATTCTTCATTGGTCGTTTCGATATCGACTGGGCTGTAGTAGCTGGTTCTCAAGAATTGAAGAACACATATTATGGCGAATACAATCGCGATAGATTTTAGGGTACTTTTGTTTGTAGCGTTAAGTTTCATTTGTATTGAACATACATTTTTTTTATAAAGTGCGTTAAAGAAATTAGAATAGTTTCAATATAAAGATTAATGGACGGTGAGATTATACTTAATCGTTCTAGTACACATGTTATGAAATTGGATGATAATGAACAGGCACTAATGAACGAGATTGAGATTGATATACCAAGACCTCAGCCTGTGAAAAAACAAATGCCTAGACCTATGAAAACACAATTTACACCACCACAAACACAAACTTTTCAGGAAGACATAGATTCTTTTGCTAACCCCAACAAACAAAATCACCAATCTGCTCCTCCACCAGAGGAACCCCTCGATTACGGGGAATACGAGGATGATGAACCAGGTAACGGGTATGATTACGGCGGCGGTGGTGGTATGGGAGGTATTTACACAGAAGAGGAAAAACCATCACCAGGGTACAAAACAATAGATGAAGAAAAAGCAGACCTTGTAAATAAGATCGGTCGTTTAGAAAAGAAAGGGTTTACGGTCAACAAACGTTTGAACGCATATTCACCTATAGATGAACTTAGAACAGAGGTGAAACGAATAACGTATAGCATAGACGTCGATAAATCCGTCAAATTCTCGAGACGTATGCTTATTGCATGTACTACAGGACTCGAGTTTATGAACAAGAAGTATAATCCATTCGAGATCCAACTCGACGGTTGGTCGGAAAACGTAATGGAAAATGTTGAGGATTACGATGAAGTTTTTGAAGAGTTGTACGTTAAGTATAGATCTAAAATGGCCGTCGCTCCAGAAATCAAACTCATAATGATGCTCGGCGGTTCGGCGATGATGTTCCACTTAACAAATAGCATGTTTAAATCAGTCATGCCCAATATGAACGACGTGATTAAACAAAACCCTGAACTCGTACAAAACATGATGTCCGCGGTTCAGAACACAGTTCCTAAATCACAACAACAGACGGGTGATACAACGGATGCAAACGGACGACGCGAAATGCAAGGCCCAGGCCTAGACATTTCGAGTCTCATGGGTAATATCATGATGCCACCAACACCACCAATGAGTACGACCAGCATACCAGCAAACATTAACGCACCCGGTGACGATGATATGGACGATGATATTTCGGATATTGCCGAGGCCGATATAGAAAATTCTAAGAATGAAAAGGATGATGGGGATAACGAAGTTCGTGAAGTTAAGGTTACCCAGACCAAATCAAAAAGAGGCGGTGGAAAAAAGAAAAAGTCGGTTGAAATTAATTTATAAATGATAGTATAAATGATAGGGTATTGTCCTTTAGACGAAGATCCTATTGAAAGACCCCAACGTCAGGAGGTGGTCGTCAAACCCCAAGCGGTGAAACGTAAAAGACGTAACATTTTGGGCGATGACGATACCGAATGTAATTACGTTGTAATGTTTTTTATTGCGGGCGTTATTGCTCTAGCGGTTATGGATTCACTCCCATCTAAAAAGTGAATAGTAAACCATCTACCATCCTGTTTGTTCCAGCATGGTAAATGTGAATTTATTTATTTAGTTCTAATTCGTTATCCGCAATGGTACGTACACCCTACAAACGCCGCTATATGAACTGCGTTTTCCTGTGTCGTTTCTATACCATCCGCGTCTAAATACCGTATATTATATGCCAACTCTGTTTCTGACGTATCTTCCCATTGAAATACACCGTTACTATCGAGATCGTTAACCATTTCGGTTCTAACATCTTCTGTATAAAGTGCCTTTGTTTCATCGTCGAGCGTATTATAAAACGTTTCATTACACGTATCATTATCAGTGGAACGCACGTAATACGTGTTCGTAGCACTAACTTTCTTTATTTGTTTTACGGGTACTTGTCCCGGGTTAAAGTTACAATCCATTGTTATTTTTGCGACCGTATAGTTTGCAAGAAACTCAGACGTTTGTTTCATACCGTACCCACTCACGTTAGACGTTGTTATATAATCACCCGCCTCTAAATTACCGTTCGTGTTTACTACCCATACACCACCTTCACCTATTGAGTTAATGTATACTCTATTATCGCCACTTTCCTTATGAAATACACCCACTATACGTCCGGTTCTTTGTTCCCGACCCGATTCGTTTGAATCTTCACCGGATGATATAACGCCAAAACACGCCTTATCTTGTACCTTTGTTGATATTTTAACAACGGGTATAGCTTCGTTTACGTGTATATTTTTTGCCCCTTTCAGAGGTGTTCCTCCATTAATTGTCATGTAATCGTTTTGGTTCGATGAAACGATCAAACCTACACAGTTAGAAACATTTGTAGGTGTTACGTCTACTATGGAACTCATGTGTTGACCCGTAAACGTGTCTATTGCATTACTACCAGCACCAGCTGTATCGTTTTCAAACCGAAATATTTGTTTAATGGGGTTACCTGACTGACTTGTATTAGAATACCAATACATGTTATGATTAGGACCAGAATCGTTATCTACGACCGCGTACCAATGACCAGTACCCCTAACATAATGTATATACGACGTACGGGTTTTACCATCGAGAGTGATAGTTTGTCCACTCGACGAGGCTATATGGAGACAAGAATCCGGGGTAGAATGGTTTATACCTATTTTACCTTCATTACCATTAATAACGAGTTTCTCAGCATTAGTATCAGATTCAATGAATCTTATCCAGTGATCGGAATAAAATCGTAGATCATTACCCGTGGAGCTACTTGTTATTTTAGATACAGAACCGGACGTTTTATTGAAATATATATTCCCCCCATCGAAGAAAGCATCACCAATAACGTGAAGAGGTGACGTTGGGGAACCTGTCCCAATACCAATATTATCATATATTCGAACATTTCTATTTGAACTACTCGTTCCTGCACCTACAATATCGAGTGCGCCGTTAGAACCCGAAGTAAACGTACTGTACCCAATTTTACCCGCGTTTCCTTCTTTTCCGGATACACCCGTCCCCCATTCAAACGTATTTGATCCGGATAACGATGATCCACCACCACCACCACTTACCGTTGTCCAAGAAACGGTACCTCCACCAGTACTCGTAAGAACTTGTCCGTTTGTACCCGCACTCCCGTTCGCTAGAATAGCCTTTTTAAAATCCGTTCCCGATGAACTAAATTCCATGTGCGTATCTGTACCTAACGAATCCTTACTATTCGCTATTTTTAGTATATCGGAATCACTGTTATCTATACCCATAGACCAACCGCCTCCGGTTTCATTCGTATTCCACGAGACAAACGGGTCACCCGAATTTGCGTTGGCGACTTCAATTGCCATTATGGCATGGTTTGTACTTGAAAAACCTTCTTGTTTAAGAAGTATACCGTTATTCGTTGGTGAGGTATTACTCGTAAACTTAGACGCTAATACCTGTAAAGGCGCACCCGCGGATGAAGATGATCCGAGACAGATAAGGTTAGAGTTATTTTGTCGGAGAGTTCCCGTAAAGTTTATATCCCCCGTAACGTCTAACGGGTGGTCTGGACTATGAGTACCACCTATACTTAATCTATTTTCAATAAATGCGTCCCCACCAACCGCCAATTTTTGTTGGGGTGGTCCCCAATTATACATTTCAGTAACAGAAGCAAACTGTCCTATATAATTATCTTGTACAGCATGAAACTGTTGATCGTAATGCGAATTGTAATGTGCCACCATTCCAATGTATATGTTAGTCGCACTATCACCTAAAGGTGAACCAATATAATGGTTCGAATTATAATAAGACGCATTCGCTAAATTCGTACCTGATATACTACTTAAAACCCCATTAATCCATAATTTTGTATTACTTGTTGTGATTTGTTGTGGTTTAAAAGAGTAATATACATGGTACCATTTATCTTTTGTTAAACTATAAGCTGTACTTGGTTGAATTTTACCAGTTCCAAAATTTAAACGTATATTATCATTTGTTACCTGTAATCTAAACCCTGTATGATTAGTCGCGTGAGGATTACCGTAACTTACTAGTGTTACACCGTTACCATTATTATTATACTCAGAGTGTTCGTTTATAAGTTTAAACCAAAGTGAACCAGATATACCGTTACCTGTTATACTTTTTACTACGGTACCATCACTATTATGTACACGAACACCTGTACCTGATAATGTAATAGCACCTTCACTCTCGTGGTGCGTTATGGTACTATTACCTACACCCTTACTATCTAAACGTCCTTGTTTATACGATGCCGAAGAATTAAATTCATTAAACGTATTCGAGTATAAATCGTTACCATTTTTAGTATGTGCAGACCTCGTATCGTATAAAATTTGCCATGGCCATTTACGACCTAAAAAACTCTGTCCATGTAAGTACCCCGCATTAACACGTCGTCTTCCAAATATATCACCTTCCACATCTAATAACGCCTTTGTTTCACATTGTGTGTTTTCAACACTGGTTTCAAACTCAGCATTTAATTTAAAATTTCCAGCTATATTCATTGTTAATGCGGGATGGTGATCATATTCACCGTCTGCACTTGTGTTAAACTGATTACTATTATTCTGATTAACATACGTGTCTATACGAAACTCGTTTGATTTGAAACGAATCATATCGGGGGCATCTGCACTCGTCTTTTTAGAAATAAGGAGT